GTAAGGTTCTCAATTTTGGGTGCAAGTTTGGTGCGCACCATTTCACGGAATTCAGGCCGGGTGCTACGATCCGCTTGCCCACGGCGGCAATGTATGTCAGCGGTGAGTGTTTGTTTTTTGTTGTCTAGTATGCGGATGTTTTGTGCTAGTTTGTACTGTTGCAAGTGGTCTGCCACACACCAACTCATAGCAGTTCGTTTACTACTAAATGCACTCACAAGATCATCGCTGTGATACACTGCAAAACCTGCTGTTTCAGGGCGCATGTGATAACGTCCAAATACCACGTAGCCACCCTGTTCGTCATCCATGATCAGTTCAGTGTACACACGTTTGAGTTCACGCTCAGCAAAGCGTTCTAATTTTTGATCACGGGTCATAAGGTTCGGATGTAATGTGTGGCCAGCCAGCCCACTGCGCCCAATAAAACACCAATGATACCTATGCCCCAGGCAATCAGTTGGTCATTGCGTTTTTCGCCCATTTTGCGCACAATACCATGCACTTCGCTGACCATGTGTTTGACTTCACTGACTTCTTTTTCCACTGTCTCTACTTTGAGTTCCAGCATGCGGTAACGTTCTGCACACAATTCAACATGTGCTTCGAGACTTTTCTTTTCGATGTCAGTGGTATCAACCATGGTCGGGCTCCAATGAGTTATTTACCGTTTGAAACCAAATGTTTTGATTGGCGCCTTGTGCATGTAATGTAGCCGTAACAACTTCTGCTTCGTCTAGGCCTGTGACCATAGGTACACCTTCGCAGTCGCCGACCAGTCCTGCCAACTCATCACTGCTGATATCACTGCTGAGTACTCCCTCTGCTTCTACTTCAAACTCAAAATGCCAACCATCTTTGTGTTTTGTGGGCGGTACAACATTCATGGGTTGTGTTCGCAGGCTCATTATTTGTAGTAGACTTTCCCAATTGCGTTGTTGATTGCGACTGCGGTTCCATTGTTCAGGGGTGTCAATTGTGAGTCCTGTTTTTGTGGTAAAAGGTAACTGCTGTGGTCGGAGATGTCCAGTGACACCAGTGAAGGTACAATCAAAAAGAGTGCGGCACAAGACTTTCATTATGTGCATATTTAACGCCAAAAAGAAACCCTGGATTTTTTACGTCCAGGGTTGGGTTGAGACTAAACTGATTACAGGTTAGTGAAACTTGCAGTTGCGCTAACGTTGGCAGTTGGGATACCAATGTTCAAACCACCTGTGGCATTGGCTGTTTGAGCAGCAGTGACCAAAGTAGTTGTAGTGTAAGCGCCTGTTGGGTAGATAGCCAAACTAATTGTACCAGCAGTTGCGCCGGCTTGATAGATAGCAATAGTACCAGTTTGTTGAATTGCTGTCAACACATTGTTCAAGTAACCGTTGACGTTACCAGCATTGGTAAGGGCAGCGTTGGCTGTCAATGTGAAGAAGTCCAGTTTTGGACCTTGAATCTGTACAGGACCTTGAGCAGCAACGTTGGCTGTGCCAGAGATACTGCCGTTAGCAACGTCCAGTGCAAATACTGGTTGTGTAGTTCCATTTACTTTTGTAAATTGTGCCATGATAAATTTCCTTTAAAGTTAAGTGGTCTCGGTGGACCTGCTTTTATTTATACAATCGGTAAAAATTACCCTGGTTGTGGATTATTTCTAGCCTTGTTTCTGGCTGAAAAGTCAAATCTATTCACTGCTTTGCCATAGCCTGCAGGGGTAGCAAACACCCAACCTTCGTTGCCGGGCACTTGTTGGTCCAACTTGCCCAGTAGGTCTAGTTTGAGATCGTGTAGCAGTTCAAACAACACAAAGGCTGCTTGTAATGCATTTCTGTTGGAAGTAGGGCTGTCAAGGTACTGTTGTATATTGCTGTATTTTTGCGCAGTTTGTGTGCTTTGTAGCCATGCTTCAAATCCTGGAACCAAGTCGCTAAAATCTCCAGTGTAGGCCCGATCGTTAGGGTCAACACGGCGATTGATGTAGTCCACTGCCAGTTTGGCAAAATCAGTTATTTTCATTGCACGTAGCTCAGCAGGATTAAACAGCACATTGATTGCTGGTCCATGTGCTCGTAATACTTTTTTGATCATGGCAATATAAGGATTTTTTGCTTCTACAGGCTTGGCATAAATGGGCAGAATTAAAAACAGTCCAGGTACATCGTTGAATCGCACACCGCTCAGTGGTTGTTTTTCTGCTCCTGCATCTTCATACATGGTGTGTACTGCTACGCCAACTTCGCTGTTGAGAATTGATTGGCCCAGTTTACTGTCTACAGGAATTCTATAAGTCACAGTATTGGGTCTAAACACCAGCAGACCAGCAGATTGATAAACCACACCAGGCACAATCTCTTGTTCTGTTGCCGGCAAAGGTTGATCGGTGCTGCCCCAGTACATCAAATCACCTTTGACATATCCTCTGAAATTTTCAGGAGTTGCCTCTTCCAACAGCGGCCAAACTGTTTGATAGGTAGGCAACAGTGTTTGCACTCGGTTTGCTAGATTGCCTTTGGCAGCAGCATTGGCATCACGCTGTGAGAGATTGTTGGCAATGGCTCTAGTGCTGGTAAACAAACCATCGTACCCCACAGCACCAAATCCTGAATCATCTGTCAGCACAAACTCGCCGGTCTCGGGCTTGCGGCCAAATACCACAGCAGGCTTGCCGTCCCATTTTACACTTGCTGTTTTTGAATTTTGCTGAAAGGCAGCAACAATAGCCAGGGCTTTGTTTACACCGGCTGTGCCTTCTCTAAACACATAATCTTCCAAGTGCTCAATACCCTTGGCTCTGCCACCTACACCCACTGCGGCTGCTTCGTAGATAGTGTAAGGGTTGGCTGGTTCTGCTTCTACCAAGGGTTGCATGCCTTGGTTCACAATTCTATCACGCAGGCGTGCCAAGAAGTAAGTGTCAGCATCTTCTTTCACAGCGTCGGGTTGTTGCAGGCCTTCCGTGTTCAGGTATTCACGAAAGTCTTTGACCTTGGCTTCTTTGTTTGGGTCTCGGGCCAAGGCAGCAAAAATACTTTCTACATTTTTGAGATCTTTTCTTGTGCGACCACGACCCAGCAATGTCTGTGCCACATAGTCAGGATCCTGGCCGCCATTCACCAGCTGATTTGTAGTGCGACTGAACATGCCATTGGCTCCTACTTTTAGTCCCAGTTGTTTGGCAATGCTGCTCATCAACACATTGCGGTTCATGCCTTTGTAAGCAGAGTCTTCGCCACCTGAGTAATAGAATATGCCCCAGTCCAAGTTGGAAAAGAACATGAAGTCAGTTTGCACATATCCCAGTTCAGGACGCCCTTGAATGGGGGTGCGTAGGTGTACTTCTCCGCCTTTTTTGATCCATTCTGCAGGTGGCAATTTGTGGCTCACAATCCACTGTGTTAGTTTTGCAGCCAGTTGTTCTTTGGAAATATCATTTAGATCCACAGCCAGATCTAGATCACCAGATGTGGCGGCTTTGCCTGTGCTGCCTAGCCAACGACGTGGCTTGTTTTTTTCTGGATCTACATCTGTGGTAAAATCCAATCCGGTTAGTTGTTCAAGCCAGGCCACAGTGGCAGGCACATCGCTTTGATTGATACGACCTGTGAGTGGTCGGCCTTCTGCGTCTTTGAATACATTGCCGCCTTCTAATAGTGTGCGTAGGCTTTTCATGGGTTTAATTTTTGAAATTCTGATTTGATAATCTTTATTAATTCGGCTTGAGTAGGATCTCTTGGAGACAACAACATGCCGTTCATTGCAACGTCTCCCCTGCGATCTACACTAACCACTGGGGCAGCAGCAGTCGGCGACCCTTGTATTTTTCGAATCAATGCGGCCACAGCAGTGTGCAAAGGTGTGGTATTCAATGTGGTTCTGCCAATCTTTACACTGCCTGCAGTACCTGGTCCTACCACAATAGGTGGCATCACTTGCATTTGCTGTTTTTGTGATCTGGCTGCAGGATTGAATTGCATCAAGGATCTCATATCATATGTTGCTTTGCTAAGATCCTTCCATTGCTGAAATTGGCCCTCTGGCGTGGTCGGGGGACTGTAGTAATTGAGTATGCCTCTGACAGCAGAATTTAGTTTGGTCAACAATGTGTTGGCTTCGGCTCTGGACCGTTTATCTACCATTTCAGGAAAATCATTTAGATTGTCGCCTAACTTGCCTTCAAGAAAATATTGGAAAACTCTAGCCATAAAACTGTTTGATATTGCTCGTCTAGTGGCTGGGGGTAATGAGCCAGGTGTGTTCACACCAGCAGATTTCATGGCATTTGTTAGTGTTTGATTCCAGTTGGCCATTTCGTTTGCAGCCATTTGATTGATCAATGGATCTGCAGCGGCTGCGGCCTTGGCTCGCATATCGCCGTAAGCACCGCTGCCGGCTGAATCATTTGGCATGCTTAATCCGGCCTGTTGTGCATTGTAGGCGGCCAATTTGTCGCCCAACGCACCAATCGAGGCGCTGGAGAACCAGCCGGCTTCTTGAATGGTTTTTCTGGCGGTGATTTCAAAGATCTGCATTGGTTCTCCTTACGGACCGTGAGAACTTGCTGGTGTCTCTCTGACGTATTGCATTCAGCAGTTTACGCTGAAGATTCTCTGCTTGATCAGGCGAGAATTCAGCATCAATTTGTTCCAGCAAACGAATGGCTGTTTCTATTAGGTTGCTGGCGCGAGTTTCTATGATGGCTCTGCGATCACGTTCTATGTACAAACTGTCCAGTTCTTCTAATATGCTTTTAGTTTTCTTTTGCATTTGCTCAAGGGCCTTTGGATTATTTAGTGGAAACGTCATTGCAATAAATATCTAATACAAGGAACCAGTATGACTAGTCAGATCAATCCCAACGATATAAACGGTGATTACCCCGTGGCAGGTGTCAGTAACAACACGCAGGGCATGCGTGACAATTTTACCAACATCAAGACAAATTTTCAATATGCAGAGGACGAAATAAATGATCTGCAGTCAAAAGGTGTGTTCAAAGCAGCATTAACTGGCACAACTTTGGACAACAACATGGCCAACAATGTGATCTACAATGCTCAAGTACGCGGCATAGCAGGTACAGTGGTT